ACGTCAGGGTGTGTTCGACAAATTAATGCCACCACTTGAAGACTTTTACGACCAGAACAAAGTCAATTTTGCTGATCCTATCGTTGGGACAGATATCTCTATCACTATGGGCGATAGCGAATTCAAAGGCAAAACCTACAAAGCTGTATCAGCTATCACAACAAAGGGTAAATCGGCTTTACACCAAGACCCAATCGTTGCACAGCAATGGCTTGATGACACAATCACTTGGAGACAAGTATTCAAACCAAAAAATGCGCCAGCTATCACAGCATTACAATTCCTAGAATTGATTGTTGAAGGTAACAGTCCATATTGGGAAGATTCTGACCCAAGTAGCAAACATTGGGTATTTCCTAATCATCCTGATCTTGAAGCATTGGCTAACACAAGAAAGGTTAATGCAGATACAGAGGATGAAAACTTTGAATATGCTTCTGACCTTGAAGACAATAGTAACGTAAATATTACTAATGTTACTAAAAGTGACGTCGGAACATATACCGACAACTCTCTTGACGTTGCAGCAGCTTTGATTCAACAGCATGATGCTGAGAAACCTACCGAAGTTAATACCTCTGTTATTCCCTCAAATGAGCCAGTAGTTACTGAAACTACACAGGAAGCTGATTCTAACGAACCAGATGCCGAACCAGATTCAGATGAAGAAGAATACAAGGACTTACCGTTCTAATTCAAAATAAAATATGGGATGCTGTAAGGTATCCCATATTATTTTCAATAACAAATTAAATATGAAAGATAATACAAATATAGTACCGCCAAACGTGGTGGTAAGAAAAGCTACGGCAAAAAAAACATTTTCTTTAGCAGATTTTAAGAAAAAAGCTGGCTGTGAAGACGTTCCTGATAAGCCTTTAACATGGCTAAGAACCTCAGCGGCAATGGAAAAGGCAACAGGACTTCCAGGTTTTGCTAAAGGTTATGTAAATCTATGTAGAGGTTTCTCTAACACAGGAAAATCGACAGCTGTATGTGAAGGCATTGTTGCAGCACAGAAAGATGGCGACTTAGTAATCATTATTGATACTGAAAACAATATGGGTATGGAAAGGCTTGTAAAAATGGGTTTTGACATAAACGGCGAATATATTCTGATTGATAACGAATACTTGTTAACAAATTTTGGTAAAAAACAGGATAAGGATCGAAACGAAGCGTCTATTGAAGATTTAGCTAAATGTATGTACTATTTTATGGATGAACAGAATGATGGTAATCTTGATCGTAATATTACGTTTGCTATTGACTCGATTGGTACACTAAACTGTATTGCCACAATTAATGCACAGGTTAAAGAAACAACTGCGAATAACATGTGGAATGCAAAAGCTTACGAAACATGTTTTCTATCAATGCTAAACAATACCATTCCAAACAGTAGAAAGATTGATAAGCCATATATTAATACTGTTATCGCTGTTCAGAAAATATGGATTGACAATATGAACGGCGGAGGAGTAAAACATAAAGGTGGTGAAACATTCTATTTCGGTTCAAGGCTTATTTATCATTTCGGTGGTATTATTGCTCATGGAACTAAAAAGATTATGGCAACCAGCAAGAAACGTGATGTGAACTACGGAATTGAGGCTCGAATCAATGTAGCTAAGAACCATATTGACGGCCCACTTGGAGGTATCTCAATGGAGGGGAAAATTATCTCAACGCCTCATGGTTTTGTTTATCCTGACGATCTTGAAATCTATAAGAAGAAATATATTCTATTCTTTAGGAATATCTTCAATGACGATACAATGACTTCCGATGATTTAACATTTGAGGCTCATGACGTAGAATTTAGCGAAGAAAGCTAATGGAAATCAGAACCCTATTAGTTGACGGAAACTATCTTCTAAAAAGATCATTCTTCGGTGCGAAAGATGCTTATACAGCGTCTTTCGGATCGATCGGTGGTCTATATGGCTTTCTAACGACCATTAGAAAGCTAATTAAAGAACATCAGATCAATAAGGTTGTGGTGTGTTGGGATGGTGAGAACGGCGGAATTGATAGGCATAAACTCGATCCTGAGTATAAAGCAAATCGAAAGGATAAGTCGTGGCACAGTAAAATTGAAATGACTGATGCCGAAATAAGACGTGAACAAGCTAAAGACGAGTCCATTTTAAAAAATAAGAAACGTATTCAGCAATACATCGAAGAATTGTTTATTCGCCAGATAGAAGTTGATGAAATTGAAGCAGATGACCTGATTGCGTCGTATTGCAAATCGAATTCAAAGAAGGAAATAATCTTTTTGTTTACTAACGATAGGGACTTCATTCAATTGCTCGAACTTGACATAACAATATTATTTGGCAATATTGATCATCCTGTGACTAAAGCCACATTTTTCTATGACTTCAAGTATCATTATTCTAATGGCTTAATTGTAAAAATAATTGGCGGTGATGTTTCGGATAACATTAAGGGTATTGCAGGTATAAAAGAAGACGTTCTAATAAAACATTTTCCTGATATTAAATTTAGAAAGCTAACTGTTAGAGAGATATGTGGACGTGCTGATGAAATCAATAAAAATAGAATACTTGAGAAGAAAAAACCTTTAAAAATATTCGAGAGTTTATTGGCAAACATCCCCAGATTAAAGCTTAATTATGAGTTGACAGACCTTTCAAGACCCTTTCTTAATGCACAGGCTGTGGAGGAATTAGCTCAGTTGGAAATGCCTTTATCACCTGAAAATAGGGGTAGTAAGAACCTATATAAGCTAATGATCGAAGACGGATTTCTAACTATATTCAATGGCGGTAATTTCGTCAATTATCTCGAACCTTTCTATACAGTGGTTATGTTTGAGAAGCAGCTTTTAGACAATTATAATAAAGTTAGAAAATAAATCTAAAAAGGCTTTCATTATCAGAAAAAAATATGTAGTTTTGCAGTGTAATAATTTTAAACATAAGAAAAAATGAGTAACGATAACGAGTTTGGTAAAATCTTCAAATTCTCGCTTCATCAGGGCGATGTTCTGCTTTGTGAAAAGATGATAGATTCATCGGATTTTAGCCCAGAAGTTAGGTATCCTATTAACATTCGTCATATTCTACCCAAGGCGATTGGTATGTTTCAAAAGACCTTATCCAAAAGGTATTATGAAACATTTGCATATGTGGGTGAGGAAAAACATTATGAACTGTTTAATTATGCTAATGACATAATCGACTCGTATGAGGACGACATTCGTAATGACCTTATTTATGACCCTTCAATTGTGTCTTATCAGATTGAGGACAAAGTTATAAAAGGCGTTCCATGTTCAATAGGTTTTTATGTCAATGGAAAAACCATTGTTGAAAGAACATTCTACGTGAATGGTTTCAACCCGACTTGCAGATATTCTGTAGATGTTGTTGACGCTGTAAAATCAGTGACAAATGAAATTTATAATCACATTAAACGATGCGATTTGGAGTTCATTTCGAAAAGTTTTGAGTCGCAGTCATACGCTGCTGTTAATTAATCGAAAGTTATATTATGATAATTCTAGCAATTGTTTATAAAATAACAGTTGCTAGAATTGTTACCTTTTATTTCTAACTTTCACAAAAATTTATAATGGAACAAGTAGAAAATACCCTGAGCAAATACTTGGGGTCTGAATTTCAGCAGCATTTAATGTGGCAATTACTCGTAGAACCTGAGTTTGCCGTAAGAACTCTCCCAAGACTAAGCGCAATGTATTTTGATGACCCTACAATGAAAAGGTTGTTCATCATAATGACTAATTACTTCAATGAATTTGCCAAGCCACCAAATCTTCAAAATGATAGCATAATATTAGCTATTAACAAATTCAAAACACCAAACAATTTAATCGAAGAAGAATTACTTTTTGCCATAGTAAAAAGAATTCTTAATTGGAATGATCGGGTTATTAATAGAAATATTGATCACAATGGCGAAGCTATTCAGTTAGAAACAACGTTTTTTATAAAACAACAGGAGTATAGAAAGCTTGGTGAATTCATCATTAACATGACGAAGAACGGCGAAATACGCCAAAAGCAAGCATTAGTAAATATTGAAGACAAAATCAGAGACATATCTGAGATCGGTGATGTTGAAGATTATGGGACTGAGGCAATGGATGACATTGACAGTGTTCTTAGCAAAGAGTTTAGAGAGGTAATTCCAACAGGCGTAGTTGTATTGGATGCTTTGACTGGCGGCGGACTTGGAAAGGGCGAAATAGGTCTTATATTAACACCGTCAGGCGTTGGTAAAAGTACATTGCTCACAAAAATTGCTAGTACTGGATATGCTGAGGGTAAAAAGGTATTACAAATAATTTTCGAAGATACTGAGGCGCAAATAAAGCGAAAGCATTATGCTATTTGGTCTGGCATCCCTTTAAGTGAAATGGACGATAGGAGTGACGAGGTTAAGCGAAAGTGTTATGATTTTGTAAAAGATAAACATGACGGTAAAATCGTTATAAAACGAATGAGTCAGGAAAATACCACAATGAATGATGTGAAGAATTTCATATCACGATATGAAAAGAAAAATGGTATCAAATTCGAATTGCTCGTACTAGACTATTTAGACTGTCTTGAACCGAATAAAAAGTCGCCAGATAGGACAGAGGCTGAATTACAGATTGTTAAATCTTTTCTTGCTATATCTGCGGATTTAGATATACCTGCATGGTCGGCGATTCAGAGTTCACGTGCTGGATTAGATAGCGAATTTGTTGAAGCTAGTCAGGCTGGTGGTAGTATTAAGAGATTGCAGAAAGCTCACTTCTTCATGTCTGTAGCTAAACCGCCAGCATCTAAAGACGCTAACTTGGCAAATATTCGTATTATTAAGGCAAGGTTTGCTAAAGATGGTCAGACTTTTAAAGACTGTATTTTTGATAATGATAAAATGCAAATTGTTATTAATGACGAGGACTACATGTACAAATACAGTAAATCTCTCAAAGTAACAGATAGTAGTATTGAGAGATTCAATAAAAAATTGGAAGGCACGACATTCGACGGCGAAAACCAGAGAGGGAATGACTTTGAACATAATGAGTTTGTCGATGCTTTGGAGAAAGTTGTTGAAGACATAGCACCTGTCTTAGAACCTGTTATTCCAGACGAATTTGCTGAACTTGATAAAGTTACGCCAGATATAGTTTATGTTAATCCTGAATCGACTGATAATGAGCCTATCGATAGGTCTATAGTAAATGAAATTCATGCAAATATTTGTCAAACAATTGATTTTGACAGTCTTGGTGACCCAGATACTAATAGCAATAATAAGGACATGATCAGTTTGTTAATGGCTGATAGAGAAAGGCAAAATATCGTAAAAAATATTGATCCTACAAACGTATAGCGACGTATTTATATAAAAGATAATTTAATATGAATTTTTATATAAAGAAGGACAGTACTTTGCCAACACTAAAGTATTCATTGGATCAAGAGTTCTTGGACAAATACGGCTTGGCTGACGAAGATATGAATGATGCAGCTGTAACATTTTCCATGTATAATGTGGATACGGAAGAATATCACATTGCTAATGTGAGTGGTCAGATCAAATATCGAAATGACAATGATTATTTAGCTGTTCCAAAGTACTCAATCGAGTATGAATTTAAATTGGGCGATACAGCTGTTGTCGGCAACTATTATGGCGAATTCAAGCTGGATTTTCTTAATGTAAATTTTCCGATGAAGATTAGCATTCCCAATAGCGGATACATTGATATGACTGTTTTTGATTCTTTAACAAAAACATCACTTTATTAAGTATATCGAATTAAATCGAACTAAAAAAACGTAAACTCTTGCAGCTTACGTTTTTTTTTCGTTTCTTTGTACTTTACATTTCTATACAATAATGAGTGATTTTAAACTAATAGTATTCTGTGAGAGAATTCCACGTAGAGCGTGGTACTACACAAAATTCATATATAATGAGGAGCTAAAGGATAAGATCAAATCATTAGATCAGACCAATAGAAAATGGAATGCCTCAAAAATATGTTGGGAAGTGAGTGTATCAGGCTTAATAGAACTTATCAAAAGTTTTAAAGGCTCTGAGTACATACACTTTGACTTTGGCACTATTGATAGTCGAAAGCTTTTTGTCGATCTTTTTAAAAAACATGAGAAAGCTGAAACCGATAAGGTAAATTTACTCAAAGAACTTAATGAGAAAAAGCTAAAATGGGACAAATATAAACTCGAACTCGAAACAACGTATATCGATTACTCTCAACGCCTTCATGCGTTGATAAAGATTCCTATCAAACTATATCCTCACCAGATAATCGCAGCAATGTTTATGAATGAAACCAGAAGTGCATTAATTTCGCATGAAATGGGTTTAGGAAAAACGTTGAGTTCAATTCTTTATGTTGAAATGAATAACTTCAAAAAAGTTATCGTGGTGACGCCAAACTCATTAAAATTCAATTATTATAATGAGGTTTCGACGTTCACCAACAGTAAGGCATATATTATCAATTGGAAAAAGAATACATGTACAATTGCCGAGGCTAAATACATTATCGTTAATTACGATTATTTCAATCCCAGCGACAAGGCAAAAATGGCGAAAAAATGGGAAAAACTTAAGGTTGGAAACATAAACGCTGTTATATGTGACGAATGTCAAAAGTTAAAGAATACTGACTCAAATACTTATAAGAATTATAAAAAGCTATTTAACGAAGATATTTTTATCGACGGTAAGCCTAGTAAAATATATTTATCAGGAACGCCAGCACCTAATAGAGCATTCGAATTATATTCAGTGCTTAATCAGATATCTCCTTTAGACTTTGCAACCAAAAAATACTTTTACGAGTATTATTGTGGCATGGTTTACGAGATAGACGGATTCGGTTGGAAGGTTGACGAAGATGGCGAGAAAAGGCTTGAAGAACTTTACTTCAAAATATCGCCATACACGCACAGAAAAAGAAAGGCTGAGGTTTTAACTGATCTTCCTGATAAGACATATCAGAAAATTATATTCGAATTGAGTGATGCTGATCAGAAGATATATGACGATGTTGAGAAAAATGTTGCTAACGATTTGTTTTCTGGACTGGCACAAAATGCATTAACAACAATGCTTAGGCTTAGGCAATTAACCGCCAAATTTAAGATTGAATCTGTTGTTGAGATCATCGAGAATATACTTGAAACAGGTGAAAAGGTAATTATTGTTGACAATTTTAAAGAAAGTTTGTATGAATTTAAGAAAATTTTTGGTAATATTGCAGCCCTTCATACAGGCGATCAGTCAGTAGAGGAAAGGGCAGAGTTGGTAAAGACTTTTCAAGACCCTAATAGCGAGATTAAGATATTTTTGGCTTCAATACAAACTGCAAACTACGGACTTACGTTAACTGCGGCAAGCAAAATGATTATTATGACATTACCATATTCTGTTGGAGAATATGATCAGGTTGCTGACAGATGCCACCGAATCGGACAGAAAGATGCTGTAAACATCTACCCGACGATTGTTAAGGACAGTATTGACGAATATGTTTACGATGCGATTGAAGGTAAGCGTAGAGAGATTACAAAGGTAATGGATAATGAGGATTACGTATCAACAACGTCGGAAGCAGTTATATCAGATGTTATCAATAGGATTAAAAACAAATATAAATAATAACCAATGAGTAAGAATGTTGCTATTTTGTTTTCAGGTGGACTTGATTCTACTTATCTTGTATGGAAAAATCTTATGGACGGTAATACCGTTACGCCGATTTATGTGACAATTGAGAATAACAGGCATAAGGCACAGCTGGAAAAGAACCGTATTGAGTTGCTGTATAAATTATTCTCGAACGAATTTAACAAGGATTACCCTTCCAAGTTAAATCACATTGAGTATGTTTTAACGGCACATGTTGACGCCAATGAGGGAAGCCTATATTTTAAGCAAGTTCCTATTTGGATTATGGCAATGATATTTAGCCAAGGTATTCGTGGAGTCGAGGAAATTCAGGTGGGATATGTGTCAAACGACGATGCGATTTCATACCTTAAGGATATTAAAAACATTTATAAGTCATATGGAGCAATATGCGAATCGCTTGTACCATTGAAGTTTCCGATTATAAAGATGAAAAAATATCAAATGGCTGATAAATTACCTTCCAAATATCGTGATTTAGTTGTATCTTGCGAAAATCCTAGGCTGGATGACTGTGAACATGATGGAATTTTGGGATATACACCTTGTTGCGAATGTGTACCATGTAAAACTATCATAACAACAGAGTATTTTGGAATGGACTTACCAAAAGTTTATCAGGATAAAATAGCTGATAAACAACTTGAAGCAATGTTCAGCAGAGGCTATTCAATGACTGACCGTGATGGTAATAAGATCGTTAATAAGAATGCTTATGAGTATCGTAAATACAGGGAATCTTATGATGGTACACAGTTGGAAATTCCATTTGAGGAATTTAATAAACCTGAAAAAAGCAAGTGTGACGATATTATTTCATTCGATAAGTTTAAAGCACCATCAATAGGTAAATGGAATTCAGTTGAGTCAGTTAAGCCATTTAGCGTGATGATAACAAAATCTCATTCATCTATTGTGAGTGACGAAGGCGACGACGAATTATGATTGCAAATGTACTTCGAATTAATTAGTAACCAATAAATTAAATAATATAAATGGATAAAGCGGCTGTCTTAAATGAGATAAAAGGCTTTCTTGAAGGCTATAATCAAGACATTAAATATTTGGTCAATGTCGAGACCAATCCTAATTTTAACTATGCTGAATGTGTAATACATGAGCCAGATACTGCCCCAAAGGTAGTTAAGATTCATTATGAACCTTTCATGTTCTGTAAAGACTTAAAACAGAACGGTATTCATCTGTTCGATCAGATACCAGATTTGCTTGAAAACAAAATGGCACAATATGGCATAACAATGAAAAAGCTTGAAACTGGTAATCAGAAAAGGCTTATCGACGGTTATTGTTATAAGATTTCCAGTTCCAAATCGTATAATCATATTGTTAACTTTCTGAAAGAAGGCAACATTAATCCGTACGAAAAACTTAAAGACGCTCATGGCAAGATCGTTAAAGACGAAAGAGGTGAGCCTACTTTCTTATATCGTGATCTATTCTATTCGCCTAGGACGACTGAGCAATTTTTTATGTCAACAAAATCAAGGCTTTTCAAGGGATTTGAGGAATACAAAAATGTTCATAAGGTCGTATTCGATATTGAGACAACTGGTTTGAAATATCAGTTGAAAAGGGTTTTTGCAATTGGCGTCAGGGACAACAGAGGCTTTGAGATTATTCTTGAAGTGAAACTGGAAGATGACGATGAATCCGAGAGAAGGGTTTTACAGGATTTCTTTAACTTGTTGGTACATTTGAATCCAGCGATTATTTGCGGATATAACTCAGAACAATTTGACTTTGACTTTATTATCGGTAGAGCAGAGATATTGAATATGGATTTAGCGGCGATTCCAACGTCTGTTGATAGAAGAAACGTTCCGATCAGAAGAAGACCAAATGTTTCTGTTAAATACGGTAACACGTCTGACAGATTTACAGCTACGGAAATGTGGGGATTCTCCATAATAGATATTATGCATGCAGCAAAAAGAACTGCCGCTGTGAATACCGAAATAAAGAATACCAAATTGAAATACATCGCAAAACATGAGGGTATCGCCAAAGCGAATAGAACTTATGTTGAAGGCGAGGGTAACAATATCTCGAATTTTTACTTTCAGAACAAAATATTTATCATTGGCGAAACAAACGAATATGAAGTAGTTCCAGACGAATTTCAGGACGTTGCAAAGAATCTGTATAAATTACAGGCATATAAGGATCAGTTTTCTGAAACACAATACAATGAAACAAAGAAAAAACTGTTCGTTGAGAACAAAGCCTTTGTTGAGTGGTTTAGAGCAACTGCAATTCCTAAT